TGCAGCCGCGGCTGTACTATCAGTTACACGTGTTACGTACAGTGCATCACTATACGCTAAAAAGTTTGCGGCAGAAAACCATGTTTCATGGTTTGTCCACAATGTGGTGAGACCAGCATCTGTGTAGTAAGAAGCAGGCTTGCCAAAGCGATTAGCTAAGTCTTGCTCTGATGTTACTAGGATACGTTGATCTTCTGGACCCCAACGAAAAACACCTGCGATAGCGCCTTCAGTTGTTGCTACAGCGGGGACGACATTTGTTAGGTCGATTTCGCTGATATTAACGCCTGGACTTGTTTGAAAAGCCATTTCTCATTTCTCCTTGTTTATTTTGTAAGTTATAAACTTCTTTATTTCTATATTTATAAAAACAGCAATTTAGTAGTTTAACCACCGGGCTGTTCCTATCTGCTCATCGTCAAGGATATCCTCGTCATAAGTGTTGAAACCAATTGGTAGAAGGCTTTCCATAAGTTCTTCTTCGTTCCTTGATCTGAGTTTATCGATAGTATTTATGTCTGTGACTTCTTTGAAAAACGTTTGATCAGTCATCCATCCGAATAACACTAGACACATAACCAAATCATCGTGTGTTCCAGATTCTGCTTCATAAGAATTGCCACGTCTGGAGAATGTCGAAAGTTCATTTATTGTTCCGAAGTCGTTAATAATTAACTGATCTTGCTCAATCAACATTTTGAGCATATTACAGCCGATAGACTTCACATTTTTTGTAGTTCTGATTCCTTTATCTGCGGTTTTTGAAAACCCAGTGGACAATCTTTTGCCTGCTCTTCCTGCTGACTCTGTATACATTAGCGTTTCAACTTCAAATTCATAATGCAACACTTCTGATACTTGTTCGCCAATGTCGTTTACCTCTATCAGAGTATAAGCCTCGTTATATCTCTCTATACTTCTATATATGATTTCAGCGTAGTCAATGGGGGTAATGGTGTTGTCTTTATACACGCATACTTGTTTATATGGCATCTCAGTGACATCAATTATCTGAAAAGCAGAGTAATCTAAACCCTTTCCTCTAGATACGTCACATACACACACATATACGTGATCTTTCTCTGGTTGCTGATAGACTTTCATCTTATCAGTCTGAGCAATGGGCTGTAAGTCAACCATAGTCTTGAGTTTTGAGCCTTCTATCAATGTTCCTGAAGAACCTAAGAAAGCACATTCAAATTCTTGGGAGAACTTCTGTTGATCGAAGTCCATAGCCGCAAGAGTTTCTTTTTTCCACTTATCATCACGGCGAGGAACTTTGTTCCATGGCACTTCGATGTATATGTATCCATTTCTATTTTCTTGTGCGCCAATGCATGTCTTATAGAAGTGATTGAGTCCATTAGGTGTGGAAGTAAAGAGAATTTTTGTGGTGTCGCCAGATGAGATTGTCGGAAAAACTGAAGCAAAAAACTCGTCCCAGTTCTCTACGAATGCAGTCTCATCGATGTACAAGAATGATATAGATTTACCACGAATAGCACTTGATGATGTTGAGCCAGCTATAATCTTACACCCGTTCTCAAATTCAACTGAGCCTTTGTTCCACTCAATAACTCCTTGCTGTAGCCAGCTTGGGAGTGCTTCGTATGCAATCTTAATTCGATCTAGTATCTCACGTGCGGCATCGCCCTTATTAGCAAGCAATGCTACTGTTTTAAAGTCGTTAAATATGATGTAGTGTAGAATTACTGCTACGGCTGTAGTAGTTTTACCTGCCTGTCTTGACGTATTAACTGTGACACGCCTGTTCTCTGTGATAGCAGTACAGATTTCTTTCTGATAATCATACATCTTAATCGGTATAAGACCATGATCAACGTGTACAATTTGGATGTATTTCTCTGAGAAGTATATAGGATCTTTGGCACACTTAATAAACTCGGATACCATTTCTTGCGAAAATTCTACATCCGTGCCCTTTCGTTTTAGATTGACGTTACCATTATATCCTTTAACCTGCATATTATTCACTGCTTCTCATATCTTTTAGTAACTGTTGAAGTTCAGCCGTAGAGCCAACGAACAAGTTGTTGTTATGTACTCCATTCTCGCTAGGATTCTTCACTTCTTCGCTTTCTTGCTTCTTCGTTGACATAGAGACTAAATCTTTGTTTGCGTCAACTAATGTTTTCATAATCGTAGATACCACTTCATAAGCACGAGGATGCTCTGATGCTTTAGCGACATCTAACATTTGTTCTAGTGCTTCCGTGCCGGTTTCAATGATATTGTAGAAGTTAGTTCTAGCATAATCATAGTCTCTGTCAACTTTATCATCGACAGGCTTGATTTCTGCTAGTTCACTCTTCTTAGGAACTACCAATTCACCTTCTCCCTCATTCAAACTTTGCAAAGGCTCTAGACCTAAGCTATTACTAATCTCATCTTTAATCATGTTAAGCATCCAATATTTGTACTATCTCTGCCCAATTATCGTCAATGTTAATATCTGAGTATGCGACAGAATCAGCAATCTTTGTAGTTGGTTGACCACCAGAGGTCAAACCAGGTTGCACATTCACTTGCTCTTCGGCAACTGTAGCCGTTGTATTAGTATATATATTATTGTCAACGAACTTAATTATTCTCTTATTAGTCGTTGGTCCAAAGTAAAATGCCTTCATCTGAAAGTTTAATGTCCACATTAGAACTCTTCTAGTCTCAAAATCTCCTTCATACGAGTCTTCTGTAGTCACACTCTGCAAAACAACAGGAATATCTACGTAGAAGTCCATGTTATCAATCATCTTAACACTAACAGTTACGTCAGGCTTAAAGAAAGGTAGAATTTGCTCTAGAATCTTTGTGCCATCCTCAGTGTACTTTGTCATTATATTCAACTGAAAGTCGATATCATACGGAGCAGGACTATATAGATTCAACACATTACCGTCATCTGTTGATATAGACTTTGTTTGTCTCACAAGAGATCCAACTTTACGTGATGGATTATAGTTCATGCCCATAATCTCGAATGACATACGAGGTAGAGTAATAGCGGGCTTATCTAGGTTTGGATCGCCTTCTAATCTCGCAAGCAACTTCTGCGCTGGCGCATAGTTAATTGGTACAGTCATTCGCTGTATTTCAGTGCCTGCGTTATTACTGCGACCTATCTGAATATCATTAAACAGTGTGCCAAATACAGCAACATATCTACGTGTTGATTCGTTATAAAAGTGTTGACCGAACATTAGAAGTTATCCTCCCCAAATGGGTTGCTCTGACTAAAATCAACAATGTTATCAGCAAACGATTCAATAGTTGTATTGTCAGCAATCGAGTCATAAGTCTCTACACTTTGTAGTTTAGATGCTTCTACCGTAACAGTTTCGCCCATTCCTATAGTTGTAGGATTGATGTAATAAAACGTTCCTGTTGCTGTGGGCATATATGTCACTAGTCCATCTACTCCTGGTGTACCAGTGATTGTCACTCCAGTCGTAATCTCTGTACCAGTATTGGGTGATGTCGTTGTGTATATTCTTAACGGATAACCAGTATTTGATGAATGAGATTGATCGAATATAATTTTCTCATCAACCCTCGCTTCAAGTTTAGGCGTACTCACAAGATCGCCTCTCGCATCAGTGTCTATCATATGAAACACGCTACTTCGAACTTCTACTGTAAACGTTGTTCCGCCGCTATCAATAAACAAGTTCTCATCTTTAAACTGATCGTCTAAGTAAGGTAAGCCAGTGTCAAATCTCTCACCGCTATATTCGTATAGTTCACATCTCAAATCGTATGTCTGCAATGATCCCATCTGATAAAAGATTGATTCGTGTTCTACGTGTTGAATGACAAACATCTTTCGATTCAAAGGAAGATAGATAATATCTCCCTCACGTGGTCTATTAATCTCTGTATGTACGCCAACCTCTTGCTCATACGTAGTTTTTGCTATCGTAAGAGTAATCGAGTCTCTGATCTGTAATCCGAACTTAGATAGAAAGTCTCCTTCGCCCTCAAACCCATCTACGTTCTTAACATACATTTCAGTTTCGTATGCGTCTTCGTAAATAGGCAAATCATCTTCGTTCAGAATATCGTCTTTTGCGCCTATCGTTCTAGGCAAAAACATCGTATCTATTCCGTATATTTTTATTGATTCCACGACCAAATCATCGATGAGCGATTGCTCCATCGAGTTCTCGTAGTTTTCGAAATAGTAGTTTTTAGCCACAGTTTTTATCCTATCATGTCAATAACAGGAAGAGAGTAAGAGGAGATCATCTCTTCTTCTAACTTCGCTATTTCATCACGTGCGTCATTTAAAATCTGCTCTCCGCTGAACTGAATGTTACCAGGCAAAGTCATGCCATTGAATTTTGTTAAATTACTGCCCCACTGATACTTGATCTTCGCTGTCGCATAATTTTGCAACCAGCGGTCTTTGAATACATCTGAGTACGTAGTTGGATCAATAACCTTATAGCACTCTGCTACGATGTATTCACCAATAACAAGTCTATCCCAGTCTGTATCGATAAACAGTCTATTAACGTGTCTGTTGTATCGAATTGGTTGCATACCAACTAATATTTCTTCCATAAATTGCAAGTTTTGCATTGACATGAAGTAGTTGGTTAAGTTATAATTGACCATGTCATGTATGTTATTCAATACGAATTGGTACTGAACATTAAACATACCTGTACTTGCAGTGATACTTGATCCTACTGGAAATAGATTGATTACTCCGATAACGTTCTCAGGTACAGTTATGTACTGATTCGTCTTATCGTTTTGAGTGATTTGGTGCTTGAAAAATGTTCTTTCAGTACCATCGAAATGATAATCCCAGTAATATGACAATGCCTCGTCAATACGATCTTGTGCTTGATCTTGATCAACATTGATCTCAATGACTGGTTTACCTAACTTTCGTAAGCACCATTCTGTAAATTCTGTTCTTGTAGTCGGCTGTGCCATTTCTATTTCCCATAGTTAGATTGCTATAACTATTTATAAAGCGTTGTAAGCGTCCACAACAGTCGAAGGTGTTGCATCTACGATAGCTTGTGCTTCTGCACGTTGAGTTTTGTCTTGCGTAATCAAAGGATTCTCAATTGTAGTTGTTGTAGCAACCTTGTCATTGTTATACGCAACAACGTCTATTGTGGCGTCAACTGGTTCAATATTCGATACAGTAACTACGTCACGTGTTACATAATCCATCTCGCCAGTTTCTTCGTTGTATATCTGATCAAGAGTATCTTCGGTTTCAGTTACTTCTTCACGTCCAAGTGCAACTTGATATTGAGCAAGTCGTGACCGTGCTTTAGTATATTCCTGTAACTGGTGATCAAATAATGCTTGACTCTTCCTGGCTTCTAATGTATCATTATCTATAACAGCTTTAGGATGAGCATCTTTAATCGCTTGAATGTCTGCTTTCCATGCATCAATGCCTTCATGAAAAATCTTGTCTAATTGTTCAGACATAACAGGATATGTTTTGGCTCTTACTTCTTTATAAGCTTCTACTTCTTCTGTGTACTCTATCTCAGCAATCTTCTGAACAATCTCTTCTTGTGTTGGTTGAGTCTGCTCAGTATCCATCCAGTCAATAATAACATCATCTCTTATAACCCATTTTGCACCTGGAGTCAGTTCTAGTAATGCTTTTGCTATACTCATTGCTTTATCTCCTGTGCTGTTATGCTTGTTAGGTGACCAACAAGTTGAGGAATTTCAACAGAC